CTGAGAAAGGAATTTCATTACTTTTAAGCCATTTATGTCTAATGTAGTTATGTTTTTAACTTTTTACGCATGGAAGAGAAAAAAGTAAACGATCCAAAGAAAAAGAATCCTCTGCAAAAACTAAAGGAGGGCTTGGATGATAAGGAAGAACAACTGCAAGTCTTATCTACATTTGTGCGTTTAGGAGTTGTCGTCTGGAGTGGTTTTATTCTGACTCTTAATTATGTAACTATCCCAGGATTAGGTGAGCAAGAACGCATAGATCCGACTTTTATTGCATCTGTTTTTACTGGTGCGCTCGCAAGTTTTGGGCTTGAGACAGCAAAAAAGAGAGGTGATGGGACTTATAAAGCTGACGAAGAGAAAAAGAAAGCAGAAGGGAATATGGGTGGTGTGCCTTATCAGATAGTTAGAATTGAAACTCCTGTAAAACTAATCCCAGTAGGGCCGAGAGTTGACCCGATCACGAATAAATCTATTGACCCTGAAAGTGGGAGGTTGACATGATCGATGGTGATCTTTCTATTGATGCAAGACAAGAAACTCGTATTGTCTGCACAGAGATGAAGCTCAAGAGAGCAGAGGAAAAGATAGGAGATTTAGAGGATCGAGTAAGACAATTAGAAAAAAGAGTATTCCAAGCAGCAGCAGTTGTTAGTGCAGGCTTGGCCTTGTTAGGCTTACTTGCTCAAATCAGTAAGGCTTATTTATGAAGGCAGCAATAGAAACCGTTAAAAACATTATTTCTCCAGAACAAAACTGGAGTAAGTTTTTAATGAAGATCGTTGGCCTATCTGCTATCTCTGCAATAGGTTTAATTGGTTTTAAAGCTTATAACGAATCAAAGATTGTTGATGATGGAGGCGATAAAGAAATCAGCGTTTTATTTGAAGAAGATCCAAACAAAAAGCTAAAAGTAGAATCTCTTTTAAATGGCATCCTCAACAAAAACAGAGATATAAGTTCTGTTTGGTTATACGACTGGCCTGATGCTAGAAATATCGTTCCTATTGCCAACTTCCCTAGAACATCAATAGATCCAGTCCCTACTGGTTACTGGATGCCAGGAGATGAGCAGGTTATAGGTCATTTCGTTTTAGCTCAATGCACCAAGCTAGATAGGGAATTTATTAACGTAGCTTGCCCTATTACAGGAAAGGAGGATGCTTGGGGAGTCTTAGTTATTACCTACGATCAAGGGCCAGTAGATAAAATAGCTAATGTAACAGCAAAGAAAATCAGCGAAACTCTGTATTTGCTGCCTGACTAATCATGAAACGCTTTATTCCACTTCTGCTTTTATTAGCAGCACCAGCTCAAGCTGATATTTCGATCAAACACACAGCCTCAACAAGCTTAAAAGTTGATGGGGCAGCAGTTCAGGCTATTAGAGTTCCATCTACTTACGCTGTCTCTGGTAACAACATGAAAGTGACTACTGGAGAACACTTTGGAAAGATAACAGCAGGGTCAGCGACAGCAGCCCCAACACTTGATGTTGGTGTCTACGAAGTTAATACTGTTGGATCGGCATTTTCGTTCTCTGAAAGCTGGTTACAAGGTGACGCTATCCCTGCCATAGGAAGTGGTGTGGATGTCTCCACAGGAGTTGTTGCTGATATGCCAGCTTTTGGTAATACAGTTGTCACCTCTGGTGGAGTAGCTGGAAATCTTGCTGGTACGGTAACTTCTGCTGGAATTGCAACGACAGTCGCTGGAGGAGCTGGAACTACTGGAACGGCTCAATATAGTTCAGAAATTACTATTAAATAGTGCGTAAAATATATAAGTTATTGCTACTTATATCCTTTGCAGGAACTAGCGTTTCTGCTGTTCCCGTTGTGCCAACCTTCTCAACTGGTACTCTAAACAGCAGACAAGAAACTAAGACTGTAGTAACTGAAACTATAACTTCGGTAGATCATCGTTCAGGCTATGAATACGTGGTTTCTGGTCATAATATCGAACCACTAAATACAAATACTATTTCACCTAAAGCTGTACTAAGTACACCTCAAACAATTGATAACATTACATTCACATGGACATCAGTAGATGTAACACCAGCAAACAAACCCGACTGGGGAATAAAAACGGCTGGCAACGCTTTTTCCTTTACAGAAAGTCTAGCCCAACCTGGACTCCAAAATGTAACAACAATAAACCGAACCACTACAACAGATTCTATTGTGGAATCGGTATCTGTCTTTACTCAATAACATTTAGTCAACCAGTATTTGCAAACTCAACGACTATAGCCTCTCCATCTGCAACATCCCAAGGCTCAGTGATTAATCAAGGTATTCAGGTACAAAGTGGTAGCTTTATGTTTCAAGAAGTAGGTGATGGAATCCGTTGCAGTGGAACGACTCTTACTATTAATCCATTCGTTTCTAAAGTAAATACTTGGAAAGATCCATTTGAACCTTATTACCAAGAAAATGTATATGACGATAGTACAGATGCAGACGGAAACTTAACTAATCCTGGTGGAGTTTTATATACAAAACCAATTAGGACAGGACAAGCTGAAAATAATTTAAGTTTTAACTATGGTATTACAGCTACGATTGCCGTTCCACTAGATAGACGCATGACTAATAACTGTGTGGCTGCTATGAATACCCGTATTCAATATTTAGAACAAGCATATAAAGCTAAGAAACTAGATTACGCTTTGGGACGTTTAAAAGTATGTGCAGAACAATTGAAGCTAGGTGTTGTCTATGCAAAAGACAGTCCTAGTTATGTTGTCTGTGAAGATGTAAGACTAGTCAATCCTCCTAATACATTGACAGATCACACTCACAGTATTGAGGTTACTTCCGAGAATCTTTCTGCTCCTTTCTCCTTTCAGCGAGGGACTTTACAGGAGGCTTCTTCCCCCTAAGAGCTAATAGCTTTTTAGTTATCTTTTTAGAAAAACTTTTAACTTGACCTTTAACTTGCTTTTGAAAAAATTTTGCTATTGGTTGACCAATCACAGTAACACCAATAACTGACGTAACTGCAATTACAGATGTATTAACAAGGACTGTCGGTTGTGGAGCGTAATTACCTGCAATATCTAATGGACTTAAACCTTCCCATACTGTTTCACATTTACCCGTAAGCTCATCTCTTTTCCATCCTTTTATCCTTGCAAGGCCGCCTTTACCTAACGAACCAACAGGAGTTTTAGCAAGTGTATCTAATGGTGGGCAGGGCAATTTATCTACAATAAACTGTCCATCAATATCTGGAACTTTAAAATCTTGTTGACCTACATCGGTATTTCCCTCCTCGTCATTTTTGCTATCCTCTTCTTCCACTTCCTTTCTCTTATCCCCTTTTGAATTTATCTTTGGAATAGGTGGAATTAATGCTGGCTCGTCTGCCTTTACAGGCCCAACAGCAGATAGCCCGTCCCAATCAACAGCCATGCTTTCAAGTGTTGGTACGTTGCCATCACATACATAAAAATTCCCAGCAGGATCATTAGTAACTAAATTCTTATTTTTTAACGTTCTAGCCCTTACACAGCCAGGCATTTGAATAACTGGAAAACCTATATTGCTAGGAAGTTGTGGACTTGATGTACGAACTATTGTTGTATTAATTGAAGCGTCAGGTATCTCCCTGATTCCAATTTCTTCTATTTCCATACAACAAAGCCCTGCATTGACCAATCAGAGAACGTATCTCTTTCAAGGTTTACAGGGTTCTGAAGTGACCGATTGTCAGTCAAACCGTCCAACCGCTTAGGTTTAGGAGTGTCTAACTGGTGTAAAAAAAAATCGCATCTGCCAGGGACAGTTGGCCCACGTAAGGCTTCACCGTGGCTGACGTATAAATATATTAGCAGTCGTTCCATTGCCCAGCAAGCTCACTAGCAGCATTGCCAATCTGCTTTCTAGATTGACCAAAGAAAATACCCGCCAATACTGGCCCTAAGATAGGAACGCTTGCTATAGCTGGAGTTACCTGAACAGAAGCAGCGTCAGCAATCATCATTCCATTTGACTTACCCTGTGCCATTTTTTCAATACAGGCAATCTGATCTGCTGTCAGTTTTCCTCCTGAACCTTTTGGATAAATTGCAAATTGAGCCACATCTTGCTTATGTGTATATCTCTTCTTAACGCCACCATTAAACGTAGGCTTGGAATCATCAATGATTGTTGTAACTAGCTTTGGATCGTGTTGCTTAGAATTAAACATCCACTCTTCTGCACCATCAGGCTTAGTCTCGCTCCTGATTTGAATTGAACTGTAGGGAGTATTAGAAAGCTTGGCGATGTCTGGAATACCAGAATCTTTACGAGCCAAAAGGTTAAGGCTCATAAAATTCGTAGCAATCAAACCACCTCCCAGGACAAGAGAGGTCAGGCCGTTAAATGACTTAAATTGAATCATTTAAACGGAAGCACAGATCCTGTTTTTGATGGAACGCTTGGTATTGATGGCATTGCTCCCTTAACAAGAGAAGGCAATTGCTTTTGCACTTCGCTCATTATGGATTCTGTAATCTTGCCACGCTGAAAATAAACAAACGTACCACCACCTACTGCCACTACAAGAGCAGCAGTATTTATATAGGTAAGGATCTTAATCATGCAGGGCAAGCCTCACCACCATCAAGCTCGTCTAAATTTGCTTGAACCAATTCTGCGGCTTTGGTTTCTAGAAGTTGCTGGTTTTCTTTCCACTCACTAGCTCTACGCTCTTGATCTGCCTTTAATTGCTTAATTTCATTAGCAAGGGTTACACGATCAGCCATAAAAATAATACATTGCCCTCAAATTATAAACCTACTGTCTATCCCTTAACTGTTCGGCCAGTACTAAGCATGAGCATAATAAATATATACTTTATTATTTTCCTTAAGATCTCCATGAACAGTTGTAAAACCAGTATCACTTGTATTTATAAAGTCTGCACTACTTGTAGGTGGTGCATTATTAGCTTCTAATCTCAATAGTTCATCGTTACCACTGCTGCCAAGACCTCTTAAAGTATCGAAGATTTTCCATTGACCAGCATCATTAGCTTTTCTCACGATAATTAACCTAGGTCTGAATCCACAGGGTTCAGTCCTGTTTGAACCGTTTGAAGTCCAGAAGCCAACCTTGCTAATACCGTCAACGCTGGCGAAGAGCATCGTTATCATGTGATTATTCCAACCTATAGCTCCAGCCGCTGACCAGGTCCCAGTACTAAAATGCGTTGCAGTAGGTGCTACGTAGTTCCAAGCCCCCTGTGCCTGAGATTCTTGATCAGTATCATTTAAGTTTAAATAATATTGCTCAGGGTTAGTTCCTCCATTTAAACCTTCATGGTAGACAATCCAATCTCCTGGGTCTCCATCTCTACGCTTATTCCATATCATTTGAGGGACTACGCCAAGACTATGAGCTGTTGAGCCAGTCTGGTTGCCTCCTTGGCCACGCCAGCTTACGACATCTAAACCAGCGTGTCTCTTCCACATCCAGGCTTGATATCCATTATTTCTATTTTTTGCATATCCAACATTGCTATCAAATGGCAAGTCTGGATCACCACCAGACTCAACAGCATTTGAGTTGGTAATTAATTCAAGAGTCCCTGTAAGTCGTGCATTAGAAGTCCAGTCAAATTGGACAGCAGGTTTTCTATACAGAGCGAAGTCAACGATGAAATTACTATCAAACGCAGGGATATTTGAACTATCATTACCCGTATCCATAGTGAACACTGACGTTCCTGCAGCCGCTGGTTTGCCAACGTAGCCATCGCTGCGTCTAATAGCTATATATATGTACGTGTCTCCATTTGCATTATAATCCTGATTACTTACACTAGTTTCAAATCCAGTAGAGGTTAATCCCACTCTGTCTAAACTAAGTTCATCCGAATTATCATTTGGAATTAATAATTTATCATTTTGACCATTAACTATACCACGCATAGAGTCAGTTAATATCCAAGATGAAGAGTCACTAGCGCATTTTACTAATAGCCATTGCGGTTCGAATCCCACATTAATTTGTTGGCTACCACCTGAGCCTGTATAACTACCCGTTTTGATTACGTTTTGATCGGAATCAGGACCGAATGCAAACCCTGCTGGATCATCAAACGGTGAATCGGTACTTGCTACTACGTTTCCATTAGCGGTAATAGTAGGACCAACTGTTTTACCTATAGTAGATGAGTTATTGCAACATAAAAGTTCGGTATTAGTTATGTTTGCTAATGGAGCTGTTGGTGGTCTAAATGATGATGTATAAACTGCTGTTCCGATAACAAAACGAACATTTGATATTTCCCCATTGAAACTAGCATTAGTAGCATTTAAAGTAGTATCTGTTCCTATCTGCCATGCATGTAAAGTAAGGTCTTGAGCTAAGGTACCTTCTTTTACATTTACACCATTTAAATATAATTTAGTTTGATTTGATCCTGTACCTTCTCTAACCAAAGCTAGATGAGTCCATTGACCTCTAGGAGCTAGTTCTGTAATATCAGAAGTAAATAATGTTGTATCGTTATAATTAACAGTTATTTTTTGACTCGATGAGTTCCAAATCAAAGCAACACTTCCAGTAGCATTATTATCACCATTTCTCCAAATTCTTCTATTATTATTATTAGTATGTGTGCTATCAGGTTTAACCCAACATTCAATAGTAAAAGCACCAGCTCCTGGGGCTAAATCAGAGTCACTAAGAGAGAGATAATCACCATCACCATCAAATTTAACGCTAACCGCTTCCGCTGCGGTTGACTCACCTCCTGCAAATAGGTAGGCTACATAGGTTGCATTATTTGTATTACCAGCTTCCCAACCAGCAGTAAATTGAGTAGCAGTAGGGGCTGTATCTCCAAAAACACCGGAACTTTCTTGAACATCATTAGTGCTTTGCAAATAAAGAAACTTACTAGCATCAGAAGATAGTGATCTATGGTGCACATACCAACTACCACCAGTAGCATCAGTACGCTTAAGAATTACTACTCCAGGTATGACACCTAAATCATGGTCTATTGCTCGATTACCTCCACCATTTCCTGACCAGGTAACAATATCAAAAAAACCTTTTGCTTCACGCATATTCCAACTTACATAATTTTTCCCATTCTCATTTGTGTTCCCGCCGTTACCTTCTAATTTAAAACCGTTAGCATTAAAAGCCGTAATGTTATACCCAGAATAGGGGCCAGCTTGGCCATTAGTAGAATCTGACTTGATTTCATAAGTATCACCGTTACCATCAACTCTTTCTGTGTCTAATAGCATATTGCTTATCGCCTGATCCCTATTCTTTATCCACACCAGCCCGCCTTTTGTATTGTCTATCCCATTTACTATCTGATGAACAGTACCTTGAGCTGTCCCATTTCCTTCATAAACATAAGTGTTGAAAATATCGTCCATGTACGTCGGATCAGCCCCTGAACCACCCGCACCTAAAAGCATTTGTTGAATAGGACTCATAATTAATCTCCGTGTTGTGTGTTAGTTAGTAGGTACATTTATGACAACCCTGCACCTG